CAAGGGAGAGTGTGCTATTTGCCCCCTAGTTGGGGGCGTTTTCAGGTTGAACAACCACAACTGGTGTTGGTTCAACAGGTAGTGGAGCTTCTACAGGCTCCACTAAACCGAGTTCCATAAGTAAATCATGGTTATCCTTATTTTTGACAAAGTCAAAAAGATTTTCAGGACGGTTTTTTAGTTCCTTACGAAGTTTCGCAGGTAATTGAGCAAATGTTGAATTTGCATCAGCGACTAAATTCATCGCTTGGGTGAAGTCCAAAGCTTCTGTATTGTCAAGGAAACGCATTTCCTCTTGAGTGATACGGCTTGTCCCAGTGACAGCCCATTTTTCAAGAATTTTGTTGACGTCGCAAGCGTCCTTTTCATCCTGCTTTACATGAGATTCTTCACCAGCATTTAACCAGGCAAAACGGCGACTACCATCATCCTTATCAATCCATTCATGATTTTTTGAGAGTTTCATAGACATTTCATTTTTCTCCAGTAAGCGCCTTTCGCGCTGATTTTGTAAGTTTACCTTTAGGTTTGATTCCCTTCGGAATTGAAGGGCGGAAAACGGATTTTAACCGTTTCATTAAGCGGCTGTTCTCATAAGCACTGTTGACTTCCTCGATAAACCGTTGAGACGGATGTTTAGCGGAGGTGCTTGGATAAGCACGGGGGATATCCAGTTTTTTGCCAATAGCATCAACCAAAGATGCCGCCGCAGTTTGAGGGTGAAGTAACGTCTCACCGACTAAGCCTTTTGTGGCTTCACCGAATTGACCAACCTTCAACTTTTGGGTGGCAAGTTTTGCATTGATTTTTGCGACTTCCTCATTAGCTGCAATAAGCTTTGTTTCTGCCTCTGTTTTCGCCTCTGTTTTTTCCATGTTGATAAGCTCTTGTTTTAAACGGGTTGATTGACGTGTCGATGAGGCAACTTTATCTATGCCATCTTGAACACCGCCGAAGACATTTTGAGCCGGAATAGAAGCACCAGACGGGGCAGAAGCCCCACCTTGCATATAAGCTAGCATAGGATTTAAACCTGCTTTCCGCATATCTTCCATACTTCGCTGGTAAGCAGTTGAACTCATCCGCTCTTGAAAATCCATTTGACGATTAGCCATGCCTTTATTTGCGGAGTTCATCATATCAACACCAGCAATATTAGCTAAAGCACCTGCGCCACCAGCAACGAGTGTAGCCGTTGCAGGGTCCATTATAGAGCCTCCTTTTTTGATGGTTTAGGTTTTGCTTGTTTTGACAAAGCAAGATAAGCCGTCCAAAGGACATTAATAGCTGTCAATATAGATTCTGCATTATTTAGTAAGTATAGCATTTTGTTTCTCTCCCGAGGGGGGCTTGAAGTAAGCTAAAGACTTACTTCAAGCTTTAGTTTTTTTTGGTTTTTAACTTTAAAAGTGGTCAATCATACCTGGCACAGAATAAGTAGGCATAGGACGAGCACAGATATAGTTAAAATAAAAGTCGCCTATAAAATGAGGCTCCGTAGGCACAGCAATCACACGATCAATCGGGGGGTCGTCCTGAATAAACGTATCATTCAAGACAGGCAAAGCTGCAAAGTCTTGAGACAGATGCCATAAGTCAATCGAAGACGCAGCATCAGAACGGAACAGGCCTGTTATGCGGCTTGGTTTATAACGATAATCAGCCCAAGCCTCTTGATATCCAAACACTTCATCATCAGCAGCAGCATTCTGAACAAAGATTTCTTTATTTAAAACAGCTTGCTCACCTAGGTTGGCAAGTACTGGATAATAGAAATCAAAACGAGTTTGACGGCTCCACATTCTATCTAAACCTTGTTGATAGGTAAGGTCAGCACGAGCTGAAATCATCCCAATGATATAGCCATGTTCAGTGAACGATTTAGTAAACGAATGATTACCACCAGAACTTGTACCCATAGCCGCAAGATTACCCTGAGGAGTTGTTCCGCTTTCGCCCGTTTGGGCAATTGGATTAACATTGACACTTTGGCTGCCGCCGCCCAAGTATTCGGGGCGTTGTAACCTAAAATCAGGGCTTGTGACTCCAAAATGTGATTTTAACAGTTCGACATAACGGGTACCTGAACGAGCGTCACGCTCTAGCAAGCGTTGAATCTGAAAGGCTTCACGCATTTGATTAACCGTTGAAGCAGTGGCCGATGACAAATCAACCTGCAAACCTTGGTCTTGGAAATAAGCAATCTGCCCAGAAGGAGCACCAGTAACAGGAACCAGCTGAGCATTGGATGCCGCTGCACCTACCAACTGAGCCGTCCATGATGAACCATCGGCAGGACTACCAAAAAGCATAGAATTTCCATCCGAGACAACGGGAGCAACTGTACCCAGTGGCAGAGTTACATCACTGCCCTTCTGAGGCCAAGGGAGGCAAGACGTAAAATAGTCATGCCGTTTCCCACGACGAAGTACATCGAAGCTCTCTAAGCCAGCAGGGCCATTGTTAATAGAAAAGGTAACATCATCTTGCAGGTTTTGGTCTTTGAAGAACTCATTATAAATCAAGTTGTAAGCCCTGAAAGGTAACGCGCTTACATCCGTAATATCAACGTCCAAGCCAAGAGGCAACCCGAAGTAATCCCCGAGTGAACCTAAGGTGATTAAGCCAGTCGGGTGAGTGCTTTGGGTGAGTACGGGGACAGTAAAATCCGTGCTATCTGTTGGGTTATCCTGCGAGCCGTGAAAACGCTCCCAGTTTTCCCACAAGAGACGAGAGGGAACAAAGAAAAAGAAACTGTCAATGTACATATTATCCATCACGGGCTTTAAGGGTGTAGCTAACCTCATGAACGTATTCATACGGCACGAAATAGTATCGGCAGGCAATACCTCGTCAACCAAGACGGGTATTAACAAGCCTGCGTCAAATGTACTTTTTAAGCCATGAGAACGGTCGAACTTAGACCGCTGAACCTCAGCTTTAGGAGTAGTGGCAAAATTATGGCTACCAGCCATTACGGACTGCATATTAAGAATCCTTTGCCGCAGGGTCAATATCTATTGACCGAACAATGTTCGCAACTGAATCGACACGAAGCACACCAGTAGGGTGCGAATCAATAAGGCCAGTATTATCATTATAATAACCTATTGAGTACAGGTGCAAATCTTCCACATGCTCTGCAATACCTGATTGTTTTTGTGCATGAGCTTCCTTAATCATGCGGCGGCATGTGCCTTCATTCATTTCAAGGAATGGGGGCATATAAATTTCACTAACCTGGTCATAGATGCAATACACGTTTTTTCTCATTTCAATCTCCAATGTTTCTAGTATAAGTTTTGTTATACGATGCTTCTGCAGCAGTGTTACGACATCTTAGCTCATAAGTCTCAGGATTGTCAAGCAAAAATTCACTTGATTCCCTTTTTGCTTCAACTTCGAGCCATACTTGATTGTCAACCTCTTTCTCAATCAAGTCATAATATCGTGGAGGTTTCAAGGCTCTACCATTAACAACAACTTTATCGTGTGGGAACACATCTCCTCGGTTTTTCATAAACCAAGACTTACCGATGCCATTAGACATAGTCACAAATTCGGGCGAGATATCAAACACTTGCCCAGTGTTAGCATCGAAGTACTGATAAGGGGTTAAGTCAACAGAATAACCATCAAATTTTTGGGGCTTGGCTTTGTGCAAGTCTTTACCCACGACTTTTTTTACAACATAACGGGCAACATAAGCAGCACTGTTAAATGTTACATCACCAATGAAACAGTGACCTTTGCCCCAATCTTTTTGTAATAAGTCGGAAATATAAAGAGGGTTCTTATCCTTTCCTTTACCTGAGGTTTTGAAGAATTTTTTATCAGGGTAATCATATCCGAACAATAGAACGTGGTAATGAGGGCGACGATTTAATTCACCATATTCACCACAAAGGAAATATTTAATTTTCTTGTGTGTATTACCCAACCGCTTACGCAACCGCTTCATAAACAGTTGAACTTCACGTACGTGCACTGACATATCCCAAGGGATATTTTCATTATCATATGTCAAGGTAAGAAATGAGTTATGTTTGTGCATCTTTGCTTCATGGGTACAACGAACAGCCCACATGGCTGACCGATGAAGACGGCAACGAATACAACGACCACAACGAATAGTCAGAGATTCATCATCTATAGCCAGGTCTTTACGAAAAACGAGACTCCGTTTACCGGTAGCCTCGTTAACGTCCTTAGACCGCCAAGCGGTCAATGGAGAAACACATTTCAAGCTCAAAAGCGAATGCCGCCACGCATAACGCGCATACTGTTTTTACGGTTCACCTTTTTTGCAGTCTTTGTGAAAAGCTTCTTGCTTTTTTTATAATTTAACCTCTTACGCTTTGCCATGATATTTACTCCTTTTTTTTGTTTTTTAAGTGACGGTGTCACTTAGCACACTTACAACAAGGGAGAGTGTGCTATTTGCCCCCTAGTTGGGGGCGTTTTCAGGTTGAACAACCACAACTGGTGTTGGTTCAACAGGTAGTG